TACTATAAGATACTGCATTAATAGCATAGGTATTTTGTGCAAATAAACTAACATTATCTCCAGGTTCTATAGCAGGAACAGTATAATAATCTACCTTAGTTCTAACTATTTTTTCAGTCCCATCTAATGTTACAGCAATATTATCACCACCAGGCCAGTTAAAAGACGCTTGGGTAATTTCTATTTCATCTACAAATAATTGAACAAAACTTTTATCTCTTGGAATTATTCCTATATTTGCAGTATATGTTTGAGGACTAAATCCATCTACATTATACGTTCTTTCAATATCAAAACTAGAACCTTTTACAAATACTGTTTTATTATCAAAAAATCTAGTATCTATAAGTTGTGAAATAGATACAAAAAATGGAGCAGAAGGAATAGAGTCTATTAAGTTTCCTGCTCCAGCAACAGTATTTTCTATTTTAATAGTCCCTAATTCTACATTATGTTCTAATATATTAGCAGTATATTGTGTGATTGTAGCGCCGAATCCAACAAATCCTTGCCCACCACTATTATCAGTTTTTTCTTCGACAGGAATAGAAATATAGTCTAATCCTTTAAGGCCTCCAAAACTTCCATCATTAGTACCTAATACATTATTTTGAAAATTATCATCAAAAATATTATCTAAATAGGAAGAAGTAAATTCTATATTACCAATACCTACCCCACCAGTTTCAATAAGAGCAAAACTATTTACCATAAAAGGAATAGAACCTATAATAGTAGTAAACCCGTTTTTACCTGTTATAGATACTGGAGAACCGGCAGATACTGCTGAAGAATTACTAACTTTTACTGTAATTGAACTCATTTATATAATTCCTAATATTGTTTGACTATTATCGGGAGCAGAATATTGAATATCAGTCTGTATCTGTATAGGATACCCTGTTCTATCTGTATTAACAAATACTTCTAAATCATTTCTTATAGACCCGTCTGTTTTCCTAATTAACTTTGACTGTAGAAAAATCATTGGTGCTGGTGGAGGCACCATAACACTAAAAGTATCTTTATACTTAACAGGAATATAACTAATAATATTGTCTGAATCTGTATATACATTAGAGACATATTCAGACGCATTAATTTGAATTTTATCGTCCCCTTCTGTTCTACTAAGTCCAGTTAGTTTAAACCATTTATCGCTTAAAGGTCTATTATAATTACTAGGGTCAACTTCTCCAAAAGTCCATACATCATGTCTGATAGGTTGATTATTACTACTAAACTCAATATCACTAGCAGCAGAACTAAAAGTTTTAGTTCTAGAATTAAATCTCTGAACAACTCTAAATTCTGCTGTATCTATACCTGATAATGCGTTAGTCCCTGATTGCGTAGAAAATAAAGTATTAGATACTATATAAAGATCCATCCTATCACTTTGTTGTTTAATTACTCTTAACGCAATAGGAAATGTATTACTTGTTATATCAGAAGTAGTAATAGCAGGACTTGTAAAATGCTCTATTACTACATTAGATTCACCTATAGTAGAATTAGACTGTACTCTACCTCCAAATCCCCAAGAAGTTCCCGGTGCTCGCTGAGATACAGCAATAACGTCACCAATAGAAAGATTTATAGCTTCATTAGTTGTTATAAACTGTATTTTTCTTCTAATAAACTTTGAAGAGGCTAATAAGTATTGGGCAAATCTTACTGCTTGACTTCTACGTGTTACCCCTGCTAATTCTACTTGAGCAATATTTTCAATTTGATTTTTCTCTAATAAAGCGGCAGGGTCATCTACTCTTACTAATTCTCTTCTATAATGATTAGTAACCTCTATATAACTTGCTTCTACTCCTGTTAAAATTTCTTGTTCTGAAATACCACTTATAGCAAGACTATCTTTTTCTATATTACTTTCATTAAAAATAGCTACCGGAACTTCATCAGGCATATCAACATTAATAGATATTTTACCACCAGAATAAAATAATATACCCCTAAAAGTACCAGATATAGAAACTATTAGATCAAATAGTTGTTGCCGCGTCCCAAGACTAATATCTGTAATAAATCTTCTTTCTTTAATAGAGTTACCACTTGGAATACCGATTAATTTTTGCCGTAAAGAAGTATATAGTCCTTGTGGTTTATATCTATAAGATCCATCTGTTATACCGTTTACTCCAAGATAGGAACCGTCCGAAGGATCTACCGAATCACAGTATTGAGCAACTTTATAGAATTTAAATTTATCAATATTATTTTCTGGAATAGCCATACCATATGATTGATTGGTTAATAAATCATATAAGATCCATATAGGATTTTGAGTCCAACTTATTATGAAATTTCCATCCCACAATCCATCATAAATAGTAGGGTTAGAAGCAGTTAATAAAGATACCCCAGTTTTTTGTTGTCTATATCCATTAGTCTGATAGGCATTAGAATCAGAAGCACCAGGATCATCAACTACTTCTAATTGTTGCCAATCTACTTCTCCACTTTCTAGTATTGGCTGGTTGTAATTATTAGGTACTTTACATAATAATCCCTTTACCATTTGCGTAAAAACAGGAATAGAACCTGTATATTCACTTTGTGCTTTTAGCGCATATCCAACTACCGCAGTACTTGGGTAAGCGAATTCGTCATTTTTAACTTCTGACCAAGCGCTAATTAATATAGAATCCTGAATCTTAGATTCTTCCGCATCATCTGAAGTTTTTACTATAGTAAATTTATAACCACTCGAAGACTGATAAGTAACAGGAATAGGTATGATTAAATCAAACTTAAAAGGAACATTAGTTTTTCCGGTTATTATTCTGGATGCTGAAACTATTATAGATGTCCCAGTGGATTCATAAATATCTACTTTTATAGCAACAGAGTGTCCAAATATATTACCATTACTATCTAGTCTTTGTAACCCATTAATAGCAAAGAAAAATGTTAATGAATCCCAATTATTAGCACTAGTATTTTGTAGTATAACAGATGAAGTAGGAATACCTTCAATATTACCCTTTTTTAATATAACAGGGCTAGCAAATGTTTGTGGTGTAACAGATTGTTCTCCGAAGATAGGTAAAACAGATTGTGTTAATGTACCTGTTCTATTATCTGTATGAAAAACTTCTTCTTTCTCAGAGCCATCAGTATCTAAATTAATTAAATCATCTATAGTAGATTCATTAGCTTCTATATCTTGTAACCCATTAGGATTTATACGGTATAAAGGACCTTCTCCTAATGCTATAGTCATAAATACTATATCAGTAGAAAATAAACTATTAGGATCTTCTCTACCAGGAGCAGCAGTAGCTCCGCTTTTACTACCGCCTTTATTATGAACTCGAATTCCGTTAGCAATATAAGTATGATTATTTTCTACTGTAAAATTATATACTGTAGTTTTTTCGTGCTTATATTCTATAGAGTTAATAGGAAGAATATGCTTTTTTTCAGAAATTAAAGCCCAATCACTTTTAAAATCCTTAGCTTCTTTAAAGGTATTATACTCTGTTAATAACCAATGATTATCTGTTACTGATAAATTTCCATCCCAAAAATTTATTTTAAGTATATTATAGGTATCAGAATGAATAAATTTTTGAAGTATTTTATCGCTGTGAATACAACCATCAGAATCATAAGAAACTACCTCATCTCCTACTCTAATATCTTCAATATTTCTATTACCTAAAGGTGTTGATATCTGTGTCCCTGCGGGAAAGCAGCCCCCTTTACCTCCCTGGATTACAGGAACTAATTTTTTATCAATTTGTAGATATGTTTTATGAAAAATAGGTTGTTTTAACATTAATTATATCTGCCTTACCATGTTCTACCGTATCTATATATCCAGAAATAAAATGTCCCGGAACTCTAATTAGCCCATAGTTAAGTTGAACAGGTGTATTAGTATTAATTGTATTTATTAATCCTTCAAATAAATCATTATTTTTTCTCTGATTTTCATCAGAGGTCTTACCTGTATCACTAGGTTTTTTTAAGTTTTTTGAGAATAAAGCGCCTAAAACTAAATTAATTCCTATACCTAAAGCCATTCTAGCAACTCCACCTAAAAGTCCCGTTGTACTAAGTCCTGCTAATAATCCTGCCCCTGCTGGGGCTGCAATACCTGCGGTTACTACTGCTAAGGCTATAAAAGCAATTCCAATTAAAATATTAGTAGTATTATTACCACCACCTCCCCCAGAAATTCCAGGTAAAATCCATAAGTCAGTAATATCATCCGCTATAGTATTTTTTATTACCCAACTATCTGGGACTAAATCTTTCTTATTATAACTTAAAGTAATATATTTATTTATATCACCACCATTATCAATAAAATTAATAAGTGCTCTAAGTTTTGGGAATAAAGATAATAATGCTTCTTTTAAGTTGCTATAAGTAGAGATTTCTAATTTATGTTCTTTAATTCCGGTATATTTTTGAAGAGATTTATGAAAGTGTATATTTATCATTAGTTAAAATACGCATCCTTAACATTAATAATATCGGCTTTACCATGTTCTACTGTATCTACATACCCAGAAATAAAATGTCCTGCGATTCTAATTAACCCATAATTAAGCTGAACAGGTGCTCCTTGTCCAATTGTATTTGTTAACCCATCAAATAATTCATTATTAGTTCTTTGTGCGCTATCAGAACTAACTTGGCCTGCTGGTTTAACAGTAGGAGTAAGTAGCATACCTACTAATGTCATTGCTATAGTTGCGGATAATAAAGCAATAGAAGATAAAGTAGCTGCCGAAGCAGCTGCTGCCGTTCCAACAGCTACCGCCGCGGTAGCTGAAGTAGCCCCTGCTATTAATGGTGTAGCAGCAAGGGAGGCACCATAGGTAACTACTGCTAAAACTACAAAAGCTATTATAGCAACAATTAACATAGCTTTCCCACCCGCACCATATATTACAGGGCATAGTGTTATTTTATTTTTATAGTGTGGTTTAAAATATAATTCATCTTTAGTTAATAACTTATTATCTATAACTATAGCTAATTCTTCTGATTTAAAATTATTATTACTAAGCTTTTTAAAAATTTTTTGTAGTTTAGGAAAAAGATTAACACAAGATTGAATTAAATCTAAATATGAAGTAACATCTAAACTGTGCTTTTCTACCCCTGTATATTTCTGAAGAGATTTATGAAAGTGTATGGTAGTTAGCATAAATGTCGTTCCTCAAAAGGCTCATAACGTAATAATTCTAATTTATAGTCATACCAATATATATAAAATTTATTAGCAAACCCTACAATAAATTTATACTCATCAAAAATAGTATGTTTTACATCATTCTCACTTGGTAAAGGATTTTCATCCCCTGGATGGCTGTGATATATACCCCAAGTAGAATCTTCATACTCTAATAGCTTAATAGGATCTAAAATAAAAGCATTCTTAGATATAGGACTTAAATTTTTACAAGGAATATATGTAAAACTAGAAGTAATTATACCACATGCTTCTACTGGATAATCTTTTTGTGCATGAACTGACATATTAGTTATTAGTTTGGCATACCTATCCATTTTACCACCATTTCTGTTTGAGATTCATAAATTTTTCCATAAGGAGCTTTCCACGATGTTTTATTTAGCATAGTATGTAATAACTTAGGAAATCTACCTCCTAATTCTATAACTATAGCACAATGATTAACACAATTAGAAGAGCCCAAAACCATACATACTACGTCAAAAAGCTCTAATTCTTCGTTTTTACTTTTACGTCTCCAACCCCATTTTTCAGATGTAGCTCTTGTAAAAGGATAATCAACTACTTTCATATACCAATTTTCTTCGGTATCTTTACAAAAATCAGCAGTACTATAAGGTATAATCTTATTTAACTGTTCTTTATAAATTAACCTAATCAAGTTACCGCAATCAATACCTGTCTCTGAGCTATCACCAAGATGTTTATACTCTAATCCTATATACTTACTATACCACATTATCTAAAAACCAGCATAACTCTTTATTTGAAACTATTGGTATCGCTTTGTAATTTAACTTATCATTCTTTTTCCAATTATCTTCTGCAGTTAGAATTTGCCAGTTATATCTATCATGTTTACCTTTCTTAGATAAAGGCGTAATATGGTCTCTGTGTAATTTTATACCTATTTCATTTTGTAAAAAAGACCTAAGCCACTCAGTTTGTTTGTCGTCTTCATATGTATATTTATTTGTTATAGCATTATTTTTTAAAGCTCTATATCTATTATTATTAATATTACATTTTTCTTTATTAATACTATTATATTTTATAACTCTTTTTACTTTACAAATTTTACAAGTACTGTTTAGGTTATCCCATCTAGTTTTATCGCTGTGAAAATTATTGTAATTTAATA